TTAGTCGGCAGAGCCGGCACGCGTCTCGTACGCTAGCGCCCGGTTAATAGTCATAACAAGCTCCTCGATGGACCAAGGCTTAAAAAGATAGCTGATGGGTGGTGTGATAGTCGACACGTCCAAAGGAGAACCGGAGGTCAAAATCGCTGGGACCCTTGGCCATTTTTCATGAGCCATGGAGATAAACTCCATTCCCTTGATGCAACCAGGAATATGGTGGTCGACGATCATCAGAGAGCAGGAACCCTGAGATGCAAGGAGATGAATAAGGGCGTCGTCGGCATTGCCGAACCCCACACACGTGGCCTCCATCTCAGCCAAGATTGCTACCAGCAATGTTCGAAGAATCTCATCATCTTCGACAACTAATACAGTCAGTCCTGACAATGACAGCCCATCAGTGTCGACTTTCATCTGGTTCTCCAGCTACGACGAAGCTCTGAGTGTTTCAGGTTCAGAATCATCGGTCGATGGCGGCATTTGGCCACATCAATTGGGAGCACCAGGGCGGATGCCGCCCTGGCAAACCCTCTCAGGGCTGCGGACTTCAAGGAGCGGCGGAAAACCTCTTCATATCAATCGCAGGTGCCACAAACTCAGGGCCTTGCCCACTAGGGCGCCACCGCACCTTGGATATCCCATAGCGCTCAGCCATTGGGCGACTGACCTTCTTGATGTTGTGCTGACCGAACCTGGGAATTACGCCAACTCCGGCATCGCAACTCGCCCAATGCCAAGCCTCAACGTTGTCCATTCGCTCCTGCCGGATGATGAACGTCCGGTAATCACCGTGAAGCTCATACTCAATTATGTAAAGTTTGTGCTCTGCCATTGGACTCTCCTCCATAGAATCACCGTCAATGGAGCTACAAAGCGGGCGAAAAATTCACTTCTTTTTTACCGCATGGTCACGCCCCTCCAAGCAGAGCTATGATCGCGGTGCCCGCCTTACCAACGAGTCGTACTCTCGCTCGCACTGCTGGCCTGCTATTCGTGCCCGGTCAAAAGCCCGCGCCAACTCTCCCGCTCGTTCATCAGCCCGTGAGAGCAGCTCGGAGAGCACCATGGCGGCGCGGGTGGCTGCCTGGCCTCGGGCGATAGCGGCGGTATCCGTGCCGGAGCAACTGACGGTGGAAGCGAGCTTTCCGGCTTCGTGGCGCAACCGCTGGCCAGCAGCATCGGCGTCAGCAGCGCCAGCATCAGCAACCTTTCTTTCTTCATAGCCTTTTACCCTCGCCTCTTGTTGCGCATCTGTGCTGCGGTGTTCTTCCAGACGCGCCGCGCGCTCGCCAATCACTTCGGCGAGTCGGTCGCCGCTGTCCCGTTTCGCTGATTTCTGGTCAGCCTGGGCAAGTTCAACCGATCGACCGTGTTCGTACGCCGCCCAGTGGGTCACCAGCAACAGCGCTAACACTCCAGAGAGCACCCAGCCGTTCACGCTGCCCCCAGGAACAGATCTCGCTCAGCGGCCCGCCGGTGGACCAGGCCGGCCAGCACCTGCCCGCCAGCCTTGTTCCAGCGCGGGAACTGCTCTGCAGCAGATGCGTAGTTGCCAGCATTAAGCAACCGGCGGAGCGTGGACGATTCGAGATTCGCCGGACCCAGGTTGTAGGTGAAGCTCATCAGGGCGTCCCACTGGTTTTGGCTCAGCGGAACAGTGATCAAGCGCTGCACTTCTGGCTCGAAGCGCTGTACGTCGTTCAGCAGCATGCGCTCGGCCTGCTCCTTGCTGATCTTCATGCCGGCCTTCACGCCGCGGGTAGCACCGTAGCCAATGGTCCAGACACCTACTGAATCCTGATACGCCTGCAGGCGCAGGCCCTCGAACGACTTGATGAGGCTCAAGCCGCGTTGCGATGTTCGCATTTGGGTTTTCTCCAGGCAAAAAAATACCCGCACTTGGCGGGCTTGGTAGGGGTCAGCTATGTCAGGCGGCAGGAGCTTCAGCCTCCGGCTCAGCCGGATCCTGAACAGTTACGGTCACGGTGGCCCGGTACTCGCTGAGCACCTTGGCCACCAGCACCTGGGCGGCAGGGAACTGCTGCAGGATTTCCCGGGCGCGGGTGTCGGCCTGCTCCTGGGTGGCGTACGGAATCAGGTTGGCGGCGTCGTACAGGTTGGTTGCGTTGATGGCTACGAAAGGCATGGGTCAATCTCCAGACAAAAAGAAGCCCGCTCGATGGCGGGCATTGGTAGTTGGCTTGGGTTCAAGCCTTGGGGTATTGCTGCTTGATCTGCTGCAGGATCGAGAAAAACGGCTCTGCCTTGGGCATGTGCCCTTGATTCATGGCATGCCACAGCATGTCCAGTTGTTCCTCCACCGGCGGATACTCTGCCGCACGGCGCTTGGTGTGGTCGCACTTATGCTGAATTTTCAAAGGTGAACTCCTGATCGCGGTAGGGCCAAAGGCTGACCGTGACGTGGTAGGTATCCGGCGCCGAGAATTCCAGCTCGATGTCACTGCCATCAGCGATGTAGGTTTCGTTCTCGATTTTGACGGCGGCACCTTCGTGGACCCCCTTCAACCAGTGCCCTTGGAGTGCTGCCCCCATCCAGGGGCGCTCCTTGAGCATTTGCCCCATTACAAAGTGGTCAGCAATCCGTGCCGGGGTGGGCACTTGGATAAAGGGCCGGTCGGTGTTGAGCCTTATTATTTTCTTCCCGTGTTCGGGCGGACAGCTGACGGCAAACACGATCCGGCCGTCAGTCTCATAGGCTGCATAGTGTTCAATGCTGCTCATCGTTTGGTTCCCATTGCATACAGGGTGTGGTTCTGAACGCCTACCCCCGAGTTCTCTCCCCACCACTTCACCGTGATGACGAAGTAACCCGGGGCCACGCCGATCGATCCCATGAGGTTCGGGAAACCATCCGCCCAGTCACCGCCACCTTGGGCGATAACAAGGCCGTTGATATCCATCTGGAACTGGTACTTACGGATACCGCTGCCGAACCCTTGGTAGCAGCTGTACTGGGCAGTGATGAAACCACCCTCGTCCATTTGCACGCCGATGGCGATCAGGTTTTGCCACTGACCTACACCGATGCCGAGCACGTTCCCGGGGCTGTTAGCTGATACCGGAACCGTGACGGCGTTGCCACGGATGCGCAGCGTGTCGATTTCGGCCACGCCGATCTTGGCGGCCGTAATGGCGCCGTTCGCGATCTTGGCGTTACTGATAGCGGCGTCTGCGATCTTCGCGTTGGTAATACTCGCGGCCCGAATGTACGCGTCATCGACAAAGGTCTGACCGCCTACGATGGAGAATGGCGACGAAAGCCCGCTACTCGAATTCAGCAAGACAAACTTGTCCGCATTGATCACAAACGCAGACTGGACAATGCCGTTCTGCGAGTTGATGCCAATACCGAACCCCGCCCAGACGTGCGCACCATATTGGTTGTTGACCTGCACCCGCATGGTGTATTGGGCGTTAAGCATGCCTTTCATGTCGGCCTGCGCGGTCGCAACCTGCTGCACTGCAGCATTGGTTGTACCCAGCGATGCCTGAGTGGTCTGGAGTTGCTTGCTTAGCGCAGCCTCCCCGTCAACCCGGGCTTTGGCTTCGTTCTGAATCGCTGCGTTGGCATCGCCTACGGCGGTGTACAGCCCGTCAGTACGTATGGCCTCTGCGGTGATTTTTTCGCCCTGCTGGGTCACCGTCGAGGACAGCGATTCCAAGGCCCGGCTGGATGCGGAAGGCCCAACCCGGCCGACAGCGATCCAATCAATATCCCAAACAGCATCCAATGCGTTCGCGAAGTTGAACCGCAGTTGGCGGATGGTGTTATCTACCCAGTCGGTACCGCCAGCAGCCAAGTTGGTCATGTCCCACTCAACCACTGCAGACTGGCCCACAGCAATATTCGGGTTCGGCGCCGACGCCCTGTAGCTGCTCGAAATGCCATGACTCGGCGTCGAGTAGTAAAGGGTTCCCGTCCAGGCAGATGCGGAACCACCACGGCGGGTCAAACCCACCCGCACCTTGGTGTACTGCGCACCCGGAATGGTTAGGGTCAGCGTTCCCGTGCTGCTCAGCAGTTGAGGGTCGGAGGTCGTCGGCGTCAGCCACAGTGCACCACCTGAGGCCGAAACGCTTGCATTGCCAGCCACCCACCCTTCCGTGCCTGTATCGAACTGCCAATACCCACCCGGCGCCGGATCAAGGCCCGACGCACCCAAACCGCTCTGGATGGCTCCCACACTGTTGCTCAGATCGATCAGGCTGTTGGATTGACTGGTGTTGACGCCCTCGGCGGCGGTCACGCGGTTAGCCAGGGTTTGCAGCGCCGCCGCCTCGGCCTTTGTCGCAACCTGGCTGAGTGCGCTGGCTGCGGCTGCGGCCGCATCGGCGGCCACCTTGTCGCTCACTGCGACCCAAGTACTACCGTTCCAGCGTTTAGGCGTGTTGGCGTTGCCCGTGGTGTCGATCCACAGGTTTTGCGCAAGTCGCTTGTCCGCTGCCGGGGCAGTAGCGCCGTAAATCACCTCCCCCTTGGAACCCGCCGCTGTAGCTGCCGCCTGGGCGGCCTGCTGCGCCGTTGTAACGTTCTGGTTGGTGGTGGTGAGGCTGTTTTCTAAGCTTGTGGTCCTTCCAGCCACGCTGCTCAGGGTGCCGCCCTGCTGGTTGACGGCCGACGTCAAACTTTCGACTGCTGCCGACGTAGCGCTGTTGTCAGCTGCGTTAAGCTGGCCATTGTCACGCCAACCGGTAGCACGGGTCCCGTACTCAGCCTGGGGCCGCGCAAGCTCAACCGTGCCACTTACTGCCGTTGAGGTAGTGCCGTGAATACGGAAGTACACAATGGCCTGCGTAGCATTAGCCGGCGCAACGGCTGTATAGGTAAACCGGTCGCCGGCAACCGACATGCTTAGGTTGCTTGAGGACACTGCAGAAAGGACTGTGCCTGCATCGTTGGTCCACTGGATCCAGATGCGCAAGAACAAAGGGTTGTCGCCACTTCGGCGCGCATAGCACGAAGCCGTGACAGACTGCCCTGACGCGACCTTGATACGTCGTGGACCAGGTGTACGCACAGATTTGTACGGACTGCCGCTTGTCACACCGCTGAGCACAGTGCGAATGGCCTTTTCCCCGGAGTTGAGCCAGGAAGTTACAACCGATTCCACCGATGACGCGGCGCCTTCCATTTCCCAGCCATCCACTACCTGCGACGAAACCGCAGCGGGTCGGGAGAACGTCGGGTTATAGAACAGGTTTTCCCCGCCAACATCCCCGATACTGTTTTCCAACTGGGTAAGCTGACTGGAAGTCGAGATAACTCCATTCTCAACTGTCCCGACACGACCGGCCAGCGCGCTGGTGGCCGAGGCGTTAGCGTCTGCAGCCGCAGCGTTCGTTTTCCCGTTATCGCGCCATCCGGTTACTACAGGGCTGTGCTCGTACTGGGCTTTATCCAGATCGACAAAACCACCGGTAAGACTGGACCCGGGAGCCGAACGAATACGAAAGAGGATATCGACCCTTACCGAGTTGGCCGGCGCAGCCAGGCCGGTGAGCACGATGCGGCTGTACGTCGGCGTAAGCCCCACGTTGACAGGCCCGTGGGTGGCCAAAGTGGCGCCGCTGGCATCCTTGTACTGCATGAAAATTTGCAGCATCAGCCCAGTATTGCCACGGGCAAAAATTGAGGCCGTACCGACGACACCTTCGTAAACCGGCGGACGCCGGTCAGGCGAGCCTGTGGCCGCTACAAAATCAACATATTGGTCACCTGTCCCAGCGACCAGGCCTGTCACGTCCAGCCGCTGACATTTACCTTCAGCGCCAAGGTCTGAGTTCCGAAGCGTGGGGGTCACTACCACAGCATTGCTTTTACGCCATCCCCAGCCCTCGGCTAGGTTGGGGTTAGCCGCCGAAGGTGTATCGAACGATGGGTTGTACAGCAGGTTCTCACCGCCAACCTGTGCGATCGACGTGTTGATATCCACGATGGCCGAGCCGTTGGCGGAAATGTCTGCGCCTTGCCGGGACACCTCGTTGGTCAACGCGCTGACGGTCTGCGCATCGGCCTTCGTCTGTGCCACCGACAGAGCATTGGCTGCAGCTGCAGCAGCGTCCGTGGCCACCTTGTCGCTCACCGCCACCCAGGTGCTGCCGTTCCAGCGCTTCGGCGTGTTGGCATTGCCCGTGGTGTCGATCCACAAGTTTTGCGTCAGGCGCTTGTCAGCTGCAGGTGCGGTCGATCCATAGATGACTTCACCCTTGGCGCCGGCGGCCGTCGCCGCCGCCTGGGCGGCCTGCTGCGCGGCTGTTACGTTCTGCTTGGTGGTGGTCAACCCACCTTCAAGCGAGACGATCGACTGCCCCTGAGACACCAGCCCCTGCTCTGTCTGGCTAACCCGGCCGCTCAGCAGGTTGGTGGCCGAGACGTTCGCCGCGACCTCGCCTGCAGTGACCTGGCCATTATCCCGCCAACCCGTTGCACGGGAACCGTACTCAGCTTGCGGCCTGGCCAGCTCGACCGTGCCGTTTGCAGCCGCTGCAGTCTGGCCATGAATGCGGAAATAGACGTTGACGCGAACAGCACCCGCTGGGGCGACAGAGGTGAACGCTACCCGCCCTCCTTCGACCGCAATAGGCACAAAGCCGTTGGCCGGGGCCGAAATAACTGCGCCGCCTTCGTCGTACCACTGGTGAATCAGCCGCAGGGCCAGCAACCCCGAATTCGCCATGCGTCGGGCGTAAACCGACGAAGTGACCGTCTGCCCGCCCGCAACCTTTGGCCGCTGGCTGGTATGGGTCACCAGCGACAGATAGGGGCTTGCGTTGGTCACGCCAGTGACTGCGACCCGAAACGCCTGTTCCCCCGAATTCAACCAGGAAGCCACCATGCTCGGGTTCTTGGTCGCGGCGCCCTCCAAGAACCAGCCGTCAGGCACATTGGCATCGGCCGCGCTGGCACGATTGAACGTTGGGTTGTACAGCAGGTTTTCCCCACCCACCTCAGCGATCGCGGCGTCAATCGCCGTCATCGCCTGACCTTGGGCGGTAATGTCCTGGCCATGCTGCGCGACCGTGTTGGACAGGTTTTGCACCGTCGACGCATCGGCCTTCTTGGCCACCTCGGTCAGCGCCGATTGGGCTGCTGCAGCTGCATCGATGGCAACCTTGTCGCTCACTGCGACCCAGGCGCTACCGCTCCAGCGTTTCGGCGTATTGGCGTTGCCGGTGGTGTCGATCCACAGGTTTTGCGCCAAACGCTTATCCGCTGCAGGCGCGGACGATCCATAGATCACCTCGCCTTTGGCACCTGCGGCTGTCGCTGCCGCTTGCGCCGCCTGCTGGGCAGCAGTCACGCCCTGATTGGTCGTGGTCAAACCGTTCTGCAGGCCGATGATCGACTGACCCTGCGTGGTCAATTTGCCATCGGCGTCACTGACGGCACTGCTCAGGTTGGATACGGCTTCCGCCGAGGCCGCAATCGAACGGCGTCCCACCGCGATATAGGCAATGTCGATTTCGCCGGTGGTATCCGACGCACTCATCATGTCCAGACGAATCGCCAGAATGTTCTTGCCGTTCCAGCCGGCGTGGCCAGACAGGTCAATCTCGATATCCTGCCAGTCGGTCGTGGTGGTATTGATCGTCCAGGGCATGCGCCGGGCTTCGGCCAGCCCGCCATCTTCGTTCGCCCAATACATCTGCGCGCCTGCGCGGGCCGTGTTGCGCCGACGCAGCCGGATGCGCAGGAAAGGGTTCTCGGCGCCCGGGAACGTCGGGGTGAAGTTGCACTGCAGGTTAGGGCAGTTGCCGGACGTGGCGAACAGTGGGCCGGCAACAAAGGTCGAACCGCTGAGGGTACCGAACCAACCCCGCGTCGAACCGGTGAACTCCCACGCCTTGCCGGCCACGAACGACTGCGCGGCACTCAGGCTATTCTTGAGCTGGGTGATGTCGCTGCTGTAGCTGGTCAGCACACCCTCGGCATTGCTGACGCGGTTGGTCAGCAGATTGACCGCCGACGCGTCGGCTTTGGTCGCGGCCAGCGCATTGGCGGCGGCGGCAGCGGCGGCGGCATCGGTGGCCACCTTGTCGCTCACCGCCACCCAGGTGCTGCCGTTCCAGCGCTTGGGCGTATTGGCGTTGCCGGTGGTGTCGATCCACAAGTTTTGCGTCAGGCGCTTGTCAGCGGCCGGCGCCGTGGCGCCATAGATCACTTCCCCTTTGGCGCCGGCCGCCGTGGCGGCTGCCTGCGCGGCTTGCTGGGCGGCCGTCACATCCTGCTTGGTGGTTGTGAGGCTCGACTGCAGGCCGGTCATGGCCTGCCCCTGCGCACTCACAGCGCCTTCCACATCGGTTACCCGGGTGGTCACGCTCTGAACGGCCTGGGCATCCGCCTTGGTCTGCGCCACAGCCAGGGCATTGGCGGCGGCCGCAGCGGCGTCGGTGGCCACCTTGTCCGTAACCGCCACCCAGGTGCTGCCGTTCCAGCGCTTCGGCGTATTCGCATTGCCGGTGGTGTCGATCCACAGGTTTTGCGCCAAGCGCTTATCCGCCGCCGGCGCCGTGGTGCCATAGATCACCTCACCTTTGGCGCCGGCTGCAGTGGCGGCCGCCTGCGCGGCCTGCTGGGCGGCCGTCACGTTGCCATTGGTGGTGCTCAAACCAGACTGCAGGCCCTCGATCTTGGAGGCCTGCGCCGTGCTTGTACCGTTGAGGGTAGAAACGTCCGTTTCGACCTTGCCCACGCGTGTGGCGGTGCCGGCCGCCGTCACGATGGCCTGGCCAACATCGGTCCAGTAGGTCGCATTCGGCGGCGGGTTGTTCTTCGGTACCGCTTTCAGCGCCTGATACAGCTTGCCATCGGCGCCCAGTACGCCCTGATTGAGCGTATAGGCCTTGTCCTTGTTGTACGGCAACGAGCCGGCCAACGCGGACACGGTATTGATCTGCTGCTGCAGCTCGGACCGGGCCGCATCGACTTCCTGATCAACTGCCGCAAGCTGCTGTTGCAATTCATCACGAGCCGTCACCACCGACGATTTGACCGTCTCGACCGCGTTATTGACCTCGGAAACCTGCTCACTCAGCTGATTACGCGCCTCGTCCACACGCTCGTTCACCGACCCGGGGCCATTCTTGTCGATCAGATCAATACGGCTGAGCAGTTCTTTTCCCAGTTCGCTTTCGGTGATCTGATCCTTGATCTGCTCGAGGATCGCGCCAGCATCTGCGCTGGCCATTCCGGCAACCACTGCCGGGGCTACCGGGAAGAATGGGCCAAGGTTACTGGAACGATCGACCAGGCGAGCCCAGAAGTAGAACTGTTGGCCCGCGCGCAAGCCCTGCATCACGTACTCGTTCTGCGGGTAGGCCAGGTCTGCCACCTTGGTGGCATTGCCCAAGTCTGTACCTTCGCTGTACCACAACTCGGTACGCTGGGTGTCGCTGGAGCCAGCAGGGAAGCCCCACTTGATGCCGATGCCGAACAGCAGGCTTTCCGTATCCAGGAAGGAAACAGCCGGCGGCAGGCCTTCCTTGCCATTCAGCTGAGTGAGGGTCGAGCTTTTCCAGATCGACGTAATGTCGAACGAGCTCACAGCGCGTACGCGTGCAAGGTAGGCACCCGCGTAAATGCCGACCACGTCCACCGATGTTGCGCCGGTGCGCTGCAGGCGAACCCAGTTGCCGTTGTCCTTGCGCCACTCCACGTCATAGGCGACAGCGCCCTCCACCGCCGGCCAGGCGATGGTCATCGTGCTGACCGCGATACCCTGGTCGATCATGTGGGCGGAAGACAAGGTCACGCTTGCGGGGGGCTGCACGGTGGTCACCGGGATAACGCTGATCGGGCGCTCGTCCAACTTGGCGCCAGTGTCGATCGCCGCGAACTTGCTCGGGTTGAACTCGAGCGCGGTGATCTCGTACTCGCCCTCTTGGGTGCGCGTTGTCTCCAGCACCCGGAACAGCTGCACCGCCAGGTCGTGGTAATCGATTGCCCATTGCAGTTCCGGCTCGGGCTGCACGCCATACGCGGTGGTTACCGTCACCGCGCGGCCGGCGACCGACTGCACCGTGCGTGCCTGGGCGGTGCCGTTCGGCAGGTTCAAAATCAGCCGGTCGCCTGCCTTGATCGGCGTGTCACGGTCCAAGGTCACAACGCGGCCGGCAGCCGCCGAAATCCGGCCGCCGTTTGGACGGCCTGCCACCAGCTCGTCTGCGACGGGAATGACGTAGCCGGGCAGCGGAATGCGCCCTTCCATGCCGGTCTTGAAAGTGACGGTGCGGTCCTGGCTGTTACTCAGCAGCGCCCACTTGCCGCGTCGCTGTGCCTCGGATGCACGGGTGCAGCCGATGGCTGAAATCTCCACCGGACGGTCCCGGTACCGGCGCTGGAGAGCGTTGTCGGTGACCGGGATAACATCGGTGTCATAGTTGTTGGCCGGGTTGTCGTAGCTGACCAGAGCCCGGCTGTAGTGCGTGTTACGCTCGGCACCGCCGTAAACGAACTCACCGTCGATGACGTTGGCCCGGGTGAACACGTAGTCGATATCCTGGGCGCGCGGCATGTCTGCCTGCATGAACAGAGAGCCGTGAGCCCAGTACACCATGCCCCGATAAATCGCGGAGAGGTCGCGCAGCAAGGTCCAGGCTTCGGCGCGGCCCTGAAGGTTCATGTCGCACAGGAAACGCGCCTCCTGGCCGCCCTGCCCATTCGGCACCTGCTGGTCGCAGTACTGGGCGATGCGGTACATCTCCCACTTATCGACCATCCACGACTTGATGCGTTTGCCCAAGCCAAAACGGTCCTCGACGCACAGACCGTAGGTCACAAACGCCGGGTTGTTGGTCCAGGCCTGCTTGAAGGTGCCGTCCCATACGCCGGTATAGGTGCGCGCAACGGGATCGTAGTTGGTCGGCACCGGCCAGCGCTTGGCCTTGCACTTCACGGTTACCGCAGGGATGTTCTGGAACTGCTGGGCGTCGAACTCTATGTACAGCAGCGCGGTGTTCGGGTAGCGCAGCTTCTGGTCGATGATCTCGGTGTAGCCAGCGATGGTCATCGTATCGGCCACGGTGCCGCTGTTGGCGTTCGGAGTGATACGGCGCACGCGCAGCATCCAGCCGGAGGTTGCTTTGGGCAGGTTCACGCGCACCGAGCGCTGGTAGCCGTTGGTGGTCTTGCCGTCCACTGCCCCCAGGTGTGCCTCGACGTAGGCGCCACCATCGGTAGCGATATCGATGGCGTATTCAATGCGGTAGCCATTGGTATTGCCACTGCTGTCCTGCTGCGCCAGGCGCGGCCAGGCCATTCGCACGCGCACGGCCGAGAGCTGGATGTTGCTCAGGGCACGGGCAAATGGATTGTCGCTGCGCAGTTCAACATTAACGGTGGTCTCGTTCTCGATGGCAGGGATGCCCTGGATGTAGTCCTGCTCGACCGAGCCTGAGCGCCACTCCCACCGCACCCCAGGGAAATTCACGCTGCCGCTGGCATCCATGATCGGGGTGTTATCAAGGTAGATGTCACGATCCGTCGGCTCACCGTCAAACTCACCCTCCCCCACCGCAATCAGAATCTTGCCGATGTTGGTCGACTGAAGGCTATCCGGAGCCTCAACCGGCGTCTTCGGCTTGCTGCTGCCGCCCTTGGCGCCAGTGATATCAATGTGATCTGCTGGGCCCATGCTTTCCTCCGGGCAATAAAAAACCGCCCGGAGGCGGCCTGTTCACTGAGTTGGCACTAGGCCTTGTCTTGCGCCTCGATCGACGCTGAGATGATTGCCCCACCCCAACGGCGTTCGCCGATGCAGATTGGTACAGGGTTGCCACTGGCGGTGGTGTTCTTGGCGCTGCCGAAGGCGTAACTCGGCAAGTTCGCAGGTGCGGCACTCTGAGACAGGCCCTTGGCCTGAGGGCTTAGCATCTGGATGACTCCGCCGGCGGCCATTGCTACACCTACGGGAAGAAGGGCTTGGAACCCAGGGACGGGGATGAAGGAGGCGGCAATCAATATTGCGCCAATAACTGTCTGCAGCATCCCCCCACGCTTACTGCCAGCAACAACCGGAACGATCTTCACAACCTTCGCTCCGCCACGACCGAATTCGGTTTCACCAACATTTGTACCGTTGCGGTAGATAGCGAAATTCATTCCCAAGCGGGACAGCCGATCAACCTCTTCCTTGAATCCTGGCAGCGTGATCGTCAGCGCTTTCAGCAACTCGCGCACGCTGCCAGTATCCAGCAGTCGCCGGTGCCACCGTCCAAGCGCTTTGCGCAAAGTTCCCGAAAACTCGATAACGGTCATTTCTTGAGACATGCATTTCTCCAGACGAAAAAAAACCGCCAAGTGGCGGCTTATTGCTTGAAACAGCGTTCAAAGGCAGTTTTTCACGGACGAAGTAATCTTTGACCTGCCCATGGTTATCCCTGGCATCCGCTGATACAGCCGCACCTCGCTGCCGTGGGCCGTCTGTTTGATTTCCAGAAGCTCGTTGGTCTGACCGATCGATTCAGCTGAGGAAATCAATCGGTAGCCCGTAAGAGTCTCACTCATGGTTGCCCCGGCTTGGTGCTCTTGCCATTCAGGCAAAACGCACAGCGCGTATGCCTTTGGTGCCTTCGTGGTTTCTGCCACGATCGTCGGGCTACTCTTGAGTAAATCACCGGGCGTTGTGCACCCCGCCAGCAGAGCCAGCCCCACCGCACCGATCAGAATTCGCATGTAATCCCTCCCTTGAAACCCGCGACTGTAGCAGCCAGGCTGGCCAGGCATCCAGCGTTGATGGAAAGCCTACGAGCGCGCGACCTTGAAGATAACCCCCGATGCAAGAAGCCCAGCGCGGGGCTGGGCTACTTGTTGAACATAAGCTTGGGCTGAAAATGGGCCGCGAGCAGCTTGTATGGCTCGGAGGACCGGTCCTGATAGTGGCTCTGGGCGATTCCGGCAAGCATGTCGGCGAACTGGACGCTGAGATTTTTCGAGCTATCGCATGGGTACGTCTTCAGCACTGTGCGCACATCACGAGAGAACCAAAGCTCCGTTTGCAGGTAGTCGCTGAGGCTGTTACCGCTTTTGACCTTGATGCTTCGGTCGTCCGGAAAGAACAGAACCTCATCATATTTGGCCATTTCATCCAATAGCAGGACCTTGATCAGGTAGTTGTATAGCTTGTTGGGGTCGCGCCTGATGTGCTCCTGAACCATCTCTTTTTTGGCGGAAACGGATACAAACCGAATCCCACCCTCGGAGGTGGAAGCAATTTTCTTGGCCAGGAGCGAGAAGCTTGCTCGCTCCTCAGGACTCATTGTTGCCCACTTCTTCTCGCGATCTGTGGGCCACTTGAACTTGGTGTAGAGCTTGCGCATGGCGCGCGAAGGGATCTTTACCGAATCTTCGGAGACGATCAAAGCGGCGATAGTGATATACCGACTGGAGCCGCCTTGTCGATAAGGGGCGTCGAATTTCCAGCCAAGATCTCCGCTCTCGTCCAAATAGATAAAGCTTCTCGCCATGAGATGCGGACTTCAGAATAGGGTGGGTGCAATCCCTGGGGCTGGCGCCCAAAACAGAGCGCTTACGATACACATCATGCTTCGCAGCTATCCAGGCTTTACTTGCACCCAGTACGAACATTAGGAGTTTAGTGAGGCAATGTCAATGTGATGGCACATTCTGGAGGCCATGATAGCACACTCAAGCTCCTGTAAAACCTGGGGTTCTCGCAGTCAAAGAAAACCGAAAAGGCACCCGAAGGTGCCATCTCGATGCCGTTTACGGCCCATGCCGCTTCATTTCGCGTCCCGATGACGCAACACAAGGCGCGCCCGGTCGAGCCAAGGCCCGCCAAACACGATGATTTCTGATGGCCGCCCGTAGAGGTGGTGCAGCATGAACGGCCCTGGCCCGAAGACCTGAGCCTGCTCCTCGGGCAGCTGTGGATCCCCGCCCAGGTAGACGCCAGCATGGTTGGGGTGCACGGTGCGTCCCACGGCCATGACGATCATGTCGCCGCGCTCCGGCTGACTGACCTGATAGAAGCCCGCAGCCTCGTAGGCCTGCTCATACAGGCTCGGGCCATCCAATTTCTCCCACCATCCCTCCTCCCGGGCATAGGTCGGGAAATCCAACCCCCACTCGCGCTTGTACCAGTCCGCGCAGACCTGCCAGCAATCCCAGGCGCCGTGCACGAAAGGACGCCCAAGCAGTGGTGTGTGACCGGTTGGCGTGACGCTTCGCAGGTCGCCTTCCGGCCACGAGAGGATGTACCAAGGCAGGCCAGTGGCCTCACACATGGCCAGGTCCCGCGGCGACGGCCTGCTGGTCGCGTCCGGGTGAGAGTGCACGATGCCGACCACCTCGCCCTGATCCTCGGCTGCCGCATATTGCTCAGGCGAGATACGGAACTCCTCGACCGGATCGGTTGCGGTGTTGTCGCACCGGATGTACCGATGGGAGCGGCCCACGGCGACGATCAGCCCGCAGCATTCACGCGGATACTCTGCCGCAGCGTGCGCTTGCACGGCGGCGATGATGTGTTTGCGCATGGTCAGCTCCGTGCAATGAGTGAAACGGCAGGGAAGCCGCCGAAGGGCAACTGGTTGCCCTGGCCAAAGCGAACTGTGCAGCCTGAGTCCAGGCAGCCATTGCACTGGTCCTTGGCTGGATCGTTGGTGGGATTGCCGTCGAGGTCGAAGTACGGACCTGTGTAGCCGCAGTTCGGACCGCGATACCCAGCGGTCATTGCCCAGTGGCACAGCTGGGTCATCTGCCGGCCGATCGTCTCTCCGCCGACATCCCCGGGACTGGCAAGCTCCCAACCCACTGTGGTGCCGTTCTCGGACACCTTCTGATCGATATACCAAACCTCGATCGCTTCCTCGGCCGGGTTCGCAGTCGGGTTGCCGGCCGGGAAATTCGCTGCATCCAAATACTCACCTAGGGTATGGCGAATCGTCAGCTTGAACTCGAGCAGGTCTTCGAATGCCAGACACAGGGCAGTGATCTTGCCGTTGACGTTGCCAACAGTCAGCTTGGGCCGAACGGCAGTGCCGTCCGAGTTCGCCTCGATGCCGTCGATGTGCATGGGCCAGGCACCATATTCGTTGCCCTGCCACCAGATCGACTTGGCCGGCAGCTGGTCGGCGTTCGCGCCAGCGGCGGCCAGTTCCTGTGCCGTGTGTGGTATTGCATGCCCATGGAACCGCAACATATCGGCGCCAAAATCCGAGCCATCCAGCTCGAACAGCAGGATCTCAGCGCCCGGTTCAAGCTTCTGCAGCTGTGTGATCAAGCTCATGGGTGATACGCCCTTTCAAAGGTTGCGGTGAGCAGGATCACAGCGCCCGGCTTACGCTGCTGACGGAAGGATTCGCACCGGTATAAACCGAGCACGCCTTCGGGATTGGTCCATAAGAATGACTTGGCACCGCGATGGCGACGGATGAAAGCCAGGATGGGCGCGATCTCGTCAGCCAAGCCGCCGAACGACAGCGACCAGCTATCTGATTCGGCGTTCAGGCCATCGGTGGACACCTGTGCATAGTTGTCGCCAAACTGGGACTTCCGCGTCCGGAGGGTGCTGTCGCCACCGGCTTCATCGTCAGATGTCCAGGTGAAAGTTTCGATCGCCATCAGTGCCTCCCATTACTGTTTCGATGGCTCAAACCCCCGGCTCGCCAGGAATCGGAAATAGCCCGTTCCGCTACTCCTCTCATTTGCCGCTCCATGTTCTGCTGCAGCGCGGCGCTGTCCAACTCCATGCCATCCCCGCTCCGATCTTCCAAAGTCACGGCAACCGGAATACTGAGTTGAAGCACCGTCGAACCACCGCCGGCGCCGCCGACCATCTGCACACCAAGAGACCCATCGGGACCCCGCGCCAATGGCATGATTGCCTCGGGCCCGTCTTCGCCAGCGACGCCAAGTCCACCATTGCCCATGCCGAACATCGTCGGGGTGTTCAGGACGGAATTGGTAGCGAACCCTGCGCCCTTGGCGAAAAGCTGCACACCGCCAGACCAAGCGCCGCCCAATGCCTGCGGGAAATACGCACTGCCATAGCCAGCTTGTGACGCACCAAGATTCGACGAGACGGCGCCTGCAGACCCCGGTGCCATGCCGTTACCCCCACCACCGCCGAAGTAGCTCCCCACCGCAGATACGCCCAGCCCGACCAACCCACTTAGCAGCGAGCTAGCTGCCTGCTGGCTCGCAATCCTGGCCATGTCAGAGATCACACTTACGGCGAAGCTCTTGAAGTTGGCCTTACCAGTCATGGCGAACTCGGCCACAGCATCGCGAGCCGAGTTGAAGCCGGTGGTGAGCATGTCGTCGGTTGCCCCCGCCACGTTCGCGGCGTCCGATTGGATGTTCGCCCAGGCTCGTTTGGCGCCGTTGCGATAGTCGCGCTGGGCTTCAAGGCGGGCCTCGAAGCCGTCGACCTCCATTTGCAGCTCCCGTGCCTGGTAGTCGGCGAGATCAGCTAGCCGCTGCTGATAGGCGTCCTGGCTGAGCCGGCGCGAGACATCCTCCTGCTGTTCCTCCAACTGCCGGCGCGACTCGGCATACTTTTGCCGCACCGCGTTCAGCCGATCGGCCTCCTCGCGCTGGTCGTCGCCCATGCCGACGCCGGACACGTCTGCGTCGATGGCGTCTTGCCGGGTCTGCAGCACCACTTCCATGGCTTTGCGATAGGCCTCCGCGCTGTTGCGGCGGATCTCTGCAAGCTTCTTCTCCTCCTCGGCACGCTTCTGCAAAACCGGGTCGGCGTAGGCCGTGTTCAGGTTCTTGATGCCAAGTTCCATCTCGGCGGCGGTGATCTTGCCCGCGGCTTGCGCCTTACGCAGCCCCTGCACACCCTCCGCCAGATCCTCCAGCCGCTTTTTCTCCGGCAACGCGCGGTCAATGATCGCGTCGAGGGCCCTGATCTCATCCTTCAGCGCCTTCGTGCGGTCCTTGCTGCCCTCAGTAGCATCCTTGTTGGCCTTCTTCTGCGACTCGATCGCGCTGGCCGCCGAAAGAATCGCCTGGCGATCTGTTTCGGTGAGGTCAGCGTTTTCCGCGATGTAGCGGTTGGCGATTTTCGTCGCATCGCCGTTGTCCTGGAGGCCGGCTAGCTGCTTCTGCAGCGTCTCCAGGTAGGTCTGCCCCGCCGAGCTCATGCCAACCTTCGCGGCGTTGTTCGCCTGGGTGGCCGAGGTGTTTTCTTGGGTGAGGCCGGTGAGCACCCGCAGCGTTTCGGCGATCAGGTTCGAGCGTTGGTCGGCGTCGCTGACCGCACCGGCCTGGGTAATCCACTGCTGCACCGTGCTGGACGGCAGCTGAAGACGGTTGCCGACCTCTTGCAGGATCGGCGAAAGCCCTTGGCCCGCCGTGCGCGCTTCGTTGAGCCGATCAACCAGGCCTTGGTACTCAGCCAACTGCCGGTTGTACTGACCACCGGAGTCACGCGCCGGCGCAGTGACCACGGCAGAGCGGATGGACTGGGCCAGTTCGCCATACGCATCCTTGACCTTTTCCGCCGAGGAGATCTGTTCCTGCTGCCACTTGACCAGCGATGCTTCGCGCTGGTCCTTGTTGAGCTTTGCGAATTCCTCCCGAAGCTGGGCGACCGGCTTGCGCAGATCCTCAAGGCTAACGCCTGCCTGATCGGCGTTGTTGCTCAGTAGCAGGAAGCTGGCAGCCGCCGTGCCGGCCAACAGGGCAAGCCCCATCGGACCGCCCAGGACGCTGAGCAGGCCTGCACTGACTGTCCGAAGGCCGGCCTGTGCAGTGGCTACCGCGGTGGTAGCGGCTGCTTCGCGCTGCCGCGCCTGCGCCAGCTGGATGGACATTTGGGTCTGTACAGCAGTGCCACGCGCCGCCACTGCTTCGCGAGCTGCCAGGATGGTAGCGGTTTCGGCTTTGCGCTGATCGGCTAAGGCCGCCTGCAACACCGCTTCGGCCTGGGCGATGCGCGCGGCACGGTCGGCCAGGGCCGCTTTTACGGCCAACCCAGACTTTGCGACGTAGTTGGTCAACGCGGCGACGCCAGCTCCACCCATGGCCACGGCCACCAGGTCGACGTTGTCGGCCAGCGCAATCAGCACATTCGACAGGCCTGCTACGGCGCCGGTCTGCTCTTCCATTCCTCCGAGGAAGGTCTGGACGGCGTTGCCGATGTTCACCAAGGCGTCCTGCACGCTGGTGGACATATCAGCCGCAGCCTTACGGTTGGTCTCAACGGTGCGCAGCAGCCCGGTATTGATGTCGTCAAGCGATAGCTTGCCCTGTACCCCCAACTTCCGGATCTCTTCAGCGCTCTTGCCGGTGGCGTTGGCGATAGCCGTGACGATCGTCGGCATGGCCTCCTGAATGGACACCCAGCCATCGGCCTCGACTTTGCCGATTTGCAGCGCTTTCGAGTAGGCATCCAGCGCTGAGCCTGCCTTGTCGGCGGCGGCGGCGTTCGTCACCAGCAGGAAGCTGAAGCTGTCGGTGATGTCGAGCGTCTGCTGGGTGTTGAAGCCCAGGCTGCGCATGACATCGGCAGTGCGAATGTACAGCTCTTGGGCCTCGGCCAGGGGACGGTAGGTTTCCTGGGCCGTGCGCAGCAGGTGTTCCTGCACCATCTGGTATTCGCCAGCACTGCTGGCGGCAGCCTTCATCCGATCCGACATCTGCCCGTAGGCGTCGACCTGCTTGATTATGCTGCCGATGATGCCCGCACCGGCCACGGCGGCAAAGGCGCCGCGGATGAGCACGCCAGCCTGCTGGGCCGCGCCACCTGCGCTATCAAACGCGGAGTCGACTTGGGCCAGATTGCGGTCGATCGAATCAGTGGTGCGGGCCACCACCTGGTCAGCACTGGCCAGCTCCCGGCGCAGCTGAGCCGTTGTGGCCTCGATCTGGACCAGCATCCCCTGGACTTGTTGGTCGGCCATGCAAATCTCCAAGCACAAAAAATCCGCCCGGAGGCGGCACGCTATCTACTGTTTAGGCCTCCCCCGCAGGAAGTTTTTGAGCTTTTCGGCGACGCTCTCCCGTTTCTGGGGCGCAGCTTGGGCTTTTTCTTGGTCAGCCTGCCCGCGCCCTGTCCAGTCGAGGTGGGCATCGAGTGCAAGCATGATCTGGGGGATGGGGGTCTGCCACGCGGTGTCAGGCGGCCAGCCAAGCCAGCCGGTGGCCACGCCGAATAGGTAATCGACGTAGCTGCCGTTCTTCACTGCGCTGTGCTGGCCGCCTCGTCCTTTCCCCGGGCGGCAACGCTCGGCGGCACCGGGTTGAGTAGGACAGTGATGAACTCGGTCAGCTGACCGGACACTTTGGCTACACCGGAGTGGAATACTTCACCGGCGATGGCCGGGTGCTGATCGGGCTTCAGGTCGGCGCCGGCGATGACGATGTCTGCGCAAGCAGCAATGCTCATCAGGCGCATGGACTCCAGGGCTGCGCGCAACCCGCCAAAACGGGCCTCAATGCGTAGGGCCGCATCCAGCGTCGGCTTGAGGGTGTAGCTGCGCGCGCCGATCACCAGCGTGACGGTGCCATGCAAGGCTTCGCTCATTGGGGTTCTCACAACGAAGGAAGGGGCTCAGCCCCTTCGGTCAAGGGGCTGCCGGGCCGGCAGGGATTTCAATGATGTCGGTGTTGATCGCGAACGTCATATTGCGACGCACCACGTTGTCAGCCGCACCTGGAGCCACGGTGTTGTTCATCACCTTCACACCGAAGTAGAAGGTGGTAGGGAGAATCACCGGGGTCGCATCTGGGTCACCGTCGTTGAGCGTGACCTTGACGTTGTAGTTGCCCTTGGAACGGTCCTTGTGCGCTACCGACACGGCTTTTTGACCAGCATCGCCACTGTCCAGGCCCACGGTCATGGTCATGTTCCCCGCGTCGGCGGTGCCCTTGTACTTGCGCACGCGGCCATCGCTCAGGGAAGTGAAGTTTACGGCACTGAAGGTGTCGCCAAATTCGCCCAGGTCTTCGATCTCGCCCACCTGTACGTACGTGTCGGCCTTGTACTTGGTTTCGCTATCGGCACCGGTCTTTCCGCCGATGGCAAGGCGGCAGCCCGCGGCTGTGTTGAGGTTGTCGTCGGCCATGAGGGTTCCTCCAAAGGCACATTGGATAAAAGCCGCGGCGCGGCAGATGGGTAGATCAGTGGGTAGTGATCACGCGGACGGTGATCGAGCCCTGGTAAGTAATGCCGTCGGCGTCGCGCTGAGCGTCGACCTGCTCGACCCGGATGGATACCGCGCGACCCACCTCCAATGGGAGGCGACGCTCGTCCAAAGCGGCGATGACTTCGCCGTTGATGCGCTTAACCTCGGCCTGACCCACGGCATCGGACCAGACGGACAGGTACAACAGACGCGTTTCGCGCTTCCGGCCCGCGATTGGGCTGCTGTTGACCGAAACCTCCCGGTCGATGGATACGTAGGGCATTTCAGCATTCAATGGCGCGCCGTCGTATATCGGGCAGCTGACCTCGGCCTGAAGCCTGGCGAAGATGGCCTCCTGCAGTGCCAGAGATGGATCAGCCATTGCCTACCCCCTGGCTTGCTTTACGCAGCGTTCGGCGGACTGCTTCCTGCAAATCTGCCATCACAAACTCGCGGTTTACATCCAAAGACGGCCGCAACCATGGGTGCGCCGGCCTCGCTGGTATGTCCGGGTACTTGCCGAAGAAGTGCTGCCCATCGGACTTGTTCTTCGTGTCGCGCTGGCGTATCGAGTTGCGCCGCCCTTTCAGTTGCGACTTGTCGCGGTTGTTGGTGTGCACGCCGCCGATCGCGTTCCGGTCAGCTCGCTGGTACATGCTGCCGGAGTAGCCCTTGGTGCCGTACTCAAGGAACCGCAGGTAAAAGAATCGGCGATTGTCTCGCTTGCCCCGTATGCCCACCTGAGCATCCAGCCCGCTGGGGGTGACGTAGACACGCAGGGCGGCTGCAGCAGCGCCGGTATCCTTGGGGATCAGCTGTCGCTGGGTTTCGAGTACCCGCGCGGCTGCTTTGGCCATGGCAGGCTGCAACTCGTTGTCCATCGTCTTGTGGATGTTGCGCAGCGTCCGGCGTAGCCGGATGTCACCGCGAAGGCTCGACCGGCGCGCCATACCCTACTCCTTGGCCGGATCAGCCTTTGCGGGCTTCGCGGCCTTGTCGGTGACCGCTTCGGCGTACCCCCGGGCAATCAGGCCTTCGCCATAGGCATTGTCGACCTCGAATTCTTCGCCCTTCTCACGCTCACCAGATGCGCCCGTCAAAGGGCCTAGTGCTCTAATTTTCATCATTCACCTCATGGGTTAGGTACCGATGAGCAGAGAAGCCTCATCAAGGAGTTTTCGTTGTCCGGCAAAACGGCCTCAACCTGGTAGGTGATCCCCCGGCGCGTCAGGCGCGATCCTGCGACGATATCTGGGCGCGGCCTGGCGATGATTTCGGCGGTTACAACAGCACTCAGCTTTTCCGCAACCGCAATGACCCGACCGCTTGGGGTACGAATCTCACCCCACATTTCAGGGCGAGCAGCTGGCAGCCACGTCACTTTGGCGCCCCCGGATTTATTCCTCTCCTCGTGACGATGAGCCACCTGCAGCCGATGACGCAGCGGCCCGGCCCTCATATGCCCCACCCGATACGATGCGGCGTCAGGAGCACCTTCGAACCTTGCGGCAGTTCGGTGGCGATGGTTCCGATCACAACGTCCTCGCGGTTGGCGTGAAGGTGGCCGAGGATCAGCAAGCAGGCAGCCTTGATCTGCTTATTGCATACCATGGGGGACTCGCCGGCATCGTCGGCAGCGACAGCTTCGTCCAGCGCTTGCTGGTCTGCGTAGAAGCGACGGCTCAGATAGTCCATAGCCTGCCCTTCTGCCGCCTCGATCAGGAGCTCCAGGTATTCGTCATCATCGTCGGGATCTCGGAGATGATGCCGGGCAATGGTCAAGCTGATGACCGACATACCCTTACTCCTTCAGCGGTTCGAGCGATGCCAGATTCCGCTGCACCAGTTCCTCCGCATGCCGGCGCGGGACCGTATAAGCAGGCCCGCCACGACGACGAAGCTCGCCTTCATCCATGTAAGACCGCAGCGGGTAAATCTGAAGAGTCGCAGGGTTAGGGTTGACCTGGCCCTCTTGTGCCAACTGATCAGCTCTAGTCCCGCTATCAACCACGGCTGCAGCGGCCTGACTGGTGTCTTCGGATAACGCAGCGTCTGTAGCGGCGATGCCGGAGCTAGCACCCTGATCGCCCGTGACGACGTCCGAGCCGGTGCCGGTGACTGCTTGTCCTTCTGCCAGCACAACGCCCGAGCCTTCCGCTGGAGCTGGAGCGGTTGCAGGAGCCCCCGGGTCGCCCGGGTCACCGCTTGCTGGAGGGGGTGCCGCGGCCGGCGAAAGAAGCGAGTCACCTTCAGGCGGGCCATCAGTGGAGTCAACGGTCGAGACCGAATTCTTCGCATCAGCCGTGGAGGCTGGTGTTTCCTGTTTACGTGCCATTGGATTACTCCAGTGGGGCGCCATTTCTGGCGCCGCGTTGCGGTAGGTTGGTTAAGGCGTGACTAGCGGGCCAGTAACGAATGCTTCGTCGCGATAGATGGCAAAGGCCAGGCGCTCTTCAGCACGAATCGTTGCCATGTTTTTCTCGAAGTCATCACTGTTCTCGGTCGAGATCAACACTTCGATTTCCATGCGGTCGAAGATCTGAGCGCCGAGCTTGAAGGCACCAACCAGGAAGTCGTTCTGGGTCATGGCCTGGGTGGAAACCACCGGACGATTCCACAGCTTCGCGTTGGTGCCTTCTTGCGGTTGACCGATGATGTAGCGGCCTTCCCCGTCCTTGGTCAGCTCAATGGCCGCCCAGTCGATCGGGTTGAGCACGATGCCGTCCGATGGAAACTCGGCCAGTTCGGCCTGCAGCAGTGCCAGGCGCAGGCGGTCAATGCGCTGCTCGCCCACTACTGCAACGCCAGCCGGGGCGGCGTACAGTTGAGCAACGGTCATGAGGCCCTGCAGGTTCACACCGGTACCGTTGCCGTAAAGCAGCTGAGCCTCTTCAGCCATATTCAGGCCGTAGCGTGCACGACCGTCGATGTAGCTCTGCAGGGCCTTGGCATCGTCCAGCATCTGGCGGCTGGCTTTGAACAAATGGGCGATGGTTCGCACATTCGCAGTGGTCAGGCCGAAAGTGAGATCGGAGTATGGCTTGGCAGTGGTCTCCGCCACGGTGCGGGCGTTGTTGGTGAAGCCTGTCTCACGGACGTACTCGATCGAGTTCGATTCGGTGGTACCCGGCGCGACCAGGTCGCGAACGGTCAGTCGGCGTTGAGCTGGGGCAATAATCCCCGGCAGGCGCTGAGTCTGCACCAGGTCACCGCCGGTTGCGGTGGTGATGGCTGCACGCGGCACGGAGACACGACGAGAGCCGCGGAAGGATGAGTTCATGTCCTTCATTTCTTCGCTTTCGATCACGAGGGCGCCTACCGATTTCTGCGGTTCCTCCTGATGGTTGCGATCCCGGCTTGCGTTCACGAGCTTCTGCTCGGCCTCGCCCAGTCGCGCCTGAAGCTCGCCCTGCTTGGTCAGCAGTTCATCAACCTTGGCGCGGGTTTCGGTATTCATTTCGCCGGAGGCCTTGATCTGCTTCTCGGTCGCCTCGGCCTGGCTTTTGATCTGATCGCCAATGCCCTTGAGGCTGGCGTTGAGTTCCTTGACTTGGGCTTCAAAGTCCATGGTCACTTTCCTTTCAGAGAATTGAGGAGATTGGTTGCCGCGCTCAGAGAGGCGGAGAGGTCTGGCGCGACAGCGCGGGGCTTATCGGGCGGGGCAGCGTTATGCGTACCCCCGCCGGTAGCGCGAGGCATACCGGACTTGAAACTGGCGAATAGTTCGCGGCGCTCGGAGCGAGGCATGCCACCCTTGGCCAGCGCTACATCCATGGCCTTGAGCGCATTGGCCTGCGCGGCATCTTCGGTTTCGCGCTCGGTTACTTCAGTGGACGACAACAGCCCGGTGGCCAGGCCAAGCTCTACGGCACGCTTGCCGCGGATGTAGGTTTCGTCGTCCATCAGCTCGGCCATGTCTTCTGTCGACTGGCCGCTGGTCTCGGCATAGAGGTCGGCCATCGCGGCGTCGAATTCCTGCATGTCGTCGGCGATGTCACGAAGGTAGTTTCGATTGCCGGCGAGCCAGGTCCAGCAGTTGTGGATCATGAGGAAGGCGCTGCTGGCCACCTCGCGCTTTTTGCCAGCCAGGAAGACAATCGAAGCAGCGCTAGCCGCCATGCCGAGCACCTTGGTGGTGACCTGATGACTGTGCTCCTGCAGGCGGTTGTAGATAGCAATGCCTTCAAACATGTCGCCGCCTGGTGAGTTGATGTAGACGGTGACATCTCGCTCGCCGATGGCCCGCAGAGCGGCATCGATTCGCTTCAGCGTGACGCCTTCGCCATACCAGTCCTCGCCGATCACTCCATAAACAGTGATGGTGTCCGAGGTGTTCTCGACGGCCGCCTGGATCGTGGGATTCCATTTTTCGAGCGCGCGCGGGCTCATCTCGCTGCGCAGGCCGCGAGACTGGATCTTGTGCTTCATGGATTGCTCCCGTGATTTACTTTTCCGGCTGTTGGAGCCAGTTCATCAGTGCGGCCCTTGCGGCCTGGCTATCGTTTTGCTTGCCCAACTGGTCAAGTGGCACCAGGTTGGATTGCACGGTCAGTACATCGCCACCCGGCATGCTCGGAAGGTTTTCCTTCCGCCGGCCCTCGTTTCGGGTCATGTAGCCGTTCTGCCCCATCGTGCTGAGATAGGCCGCTCGACCAGCGCTGTCTGCACGGAGGAATGCTTCAAGCGAGTACTCGGCGTAGAACTTGATCCGGTCAACTGCCGTCATGCACCACTTGTTCACGCACTGCTCGATCGGCGCCGTGAAGGACATGATGCAGTAGGTCAGAAACGCGATCTGCTGCTGTTCCAAGCCCGTGCCCCAGTTGCTACCCTTATCGGTCTTCATCACCATCCAAGGTGGGACGCCGAACCAGCGGCAGATTTCCTCAATGCTGTGTCCTCTCGACTCCAGCAGCTGCGCATCAGCAGGGTTGATGCCGATCATTTCCGGCTTCACGCCCTGCTCGAGCACGGGGCTCTTGCCGGCATTCAACGCCCCGGAGATCGTCTTCACGTACTCACGAAATTCAACGCGCTGGGCCGGGTTCAGCGTCTTGTCGACCGAAAACGCGACCGTGGGCATCATGCCGTTACGGAAGGTGCTATTGGCAGCATCATCTGCAGACATCGCAGAGCCGAACACATCTGCACCGTACCGAATAGCAGAAAGGCCGACTCGGCCGTCCAGGGTAAAGGCAGGGATGTGCAACATGTCCTGCCGCTGAATCTCTCGACGGGCGCCCTTACGGGGTCTGAAGAAGTACCTGAGCCGGCCGTCATCGTCGAACTCGAGGTCGACTCTCGACGGCATCAGAAAGTCTAGAGCGATGACCCGACCAGCAGATCGATGGATCTCGCAGTAGGCGTTACCCCACAACAGCATCGAGGCGACGACTGCCTGCCAGAAATGGAAAGCAGCCATGTCTTCGTTGGGGCTGTTGTGCACAACGTCGTACAGCGGGAAATCGCGGGCACTCTCTCGGCTACCATCGGGCATCCGCCGGTAAATGCTCAATGGCAGGCCGGCTACCGAAGTCGAGATGATACGGACGCATGCCCACACGGTGGACAGGCGCATGGCCTTGTCGACGCTGACTGACTTACCACTACTGGACTGGGCGCCGTTAAAGGCACTCCAGAAACCGCCATCCGACAGTTTGATGGTCTTCCCCAGCCATTCACTCATGCTGGCTGAAGGTTTGGTGGCAGCTGCGCCCAATGCCTGGGATAGGGTTTTAATCACTGACAAGCCCTCTGCGGATGAAGCCAGCAATGCAGAAGAAGCTCAGCGATCCCGCCAGCAAAGCCCAGCCGGTACCAGCCAGCATCCAGACCCCGCTGCATGCCAAGCAGAAAGCGACCACTGCGCAGGCGATGAAAATATGAAATGCGTTCATGCGATCAGTGGGTCCCGAATGCCTGCCATGAAGTTGTCCATTCCCCCGCGGCCTTCAGGATTGAGGCTGATCAGAGAAACGGCGTTGAAAGTAGCCATCAGCGGATCGATCTTGGCCGTGCCCGAGGCCTGCTTGGTAATCAAGAAAGCGTTGGCCGACGGCACGCCTTTGGCGTTCCCGCACGACCAGGCCATGAGCGGCTGTCCGCAGTGCAGCAGCGTGCCCTCGGCAAGCTTGCGTTCCGTGGTCTTGATCGCGCCGGTCAGCTTCCAGCCCTGGGAAATACCAACGATCTTGTCTTCTTCGACGCCGGCATCAGCCAGGGCGTCGAGAACAGAACCGATTCCAGCGGGGTCGAGCCCGACCTTGTCGAGCAGCCCCGTCTCGTTGATGCGCTTGACGATGGCAGCGAATTCCTCGACGTCATCGCCGATCCGCTTGACGATGGTCAAATCGCCAATCGCTTCGAGATCCCTGAGCCTGGGTGCTTCGGACTTGCGGCGATCAAGCACCGATGGGTGCGCCCAGGCATGCGCCCAGTGGAACCACCGTCTCGTACCAGCCTCTCGACCTATGACAGCAAGCCCGAGCAAGTCGTCCAGGCCGCCACCGTCTCCGCCCACATCAATGACCTCGCACCGCTCAAGGATCTGCTCCAGGTTGAGCCAGGTGGCAGCCTGTAGCTCCCAGAACTCTGCGCCTACCCAGGCGTCTGACATCAGGGCCAGGCCGATCTCGATGTTGAGGTGCTTGGCCAGGAAGCCGCGCAGCTCTGCTTCGCCGTCAATCTCCGCCTGCAGGAACAAGCGCTCAAGCGTGGGTCGGTCAACTGAGAACCCCATATTGGGATTCACCAAGTGGAAGTTTTCAGGCTTGCGGGCATCCCCGCTGTCGATCATCTCTTTCGAGAATTCATAGATGACCGGCAAAAAGCGATTGTCGTCGATGCGGCCATCACGCACGCCGCGGGCATAGTTCAGCTTCGACCGGAACACGCCGGCGGGCGGTTCGTTCGACTGCGTGGTCAGCCAGATGACAAAACCTTCGGGCCTGGACAGCAAGCCGCCGGTGGCCTCCCTGATCATGTCTGCCGCTTTCGGGTTTTTGCCGAATAGCCAGGCTTCGTCGATCAGCACGCCGACGGCCTTCTTGCCGCCGACGACGTCACTGTCAGCCGCTACGACCTTAAGCGTGGCCCCCGTTTCTCTGTGGGTGATCAACCTAAGGTGCGGCTGCACATGCAGCAGATCTTTCAGCTCCTCGTCGTTGTTAACCATGTCCTTGGCTGGGACGAAGGCGTTGTCTGCAATCTCTTTGGTCGGCGCGAGGATGATGAACTCGGCCGACATCCTCCAGTTGCGAACCAGCGCGGTCAACATGATCGCGGCAGCGATGGTCGACTTACTGTTCTTCTTCGGGATGCAAAGCATGAACTCCCGAATGAGGCGCTCACCGGTCTCGCTGTTGTAACTGCCGAACACGGCCCCGGCGAAAGCGAGCACCCAGGGTGCACATGCGCTCTCGATTGTCGGACTGCCTGGAGCATCGACGATGCGAAGCCCCTTGAAAACCTCAAGGCTTTCTTCGGCTTCCTGAGGAAAGAGAGGCTCCGGGATGATGGATTCGCTCGCAGCCAGCCGCCGCCACCAGTCTGGGCAGGCCGTAGTCCAAAGCATGTGTCACCCCTTGACGACAGTGAGGGGCGGCTTGCTCTGTGAGTACTTGCCCTTGCCCGCTTCTTTCGCGGCTTCCGCCTTTTGCTCTTTCTTGCCCGCTTCGGCCTTCTTCCCGTGGATGTACGGAACGGCCGTCTGCGCGGCGTTCCGCCGGTCAAATACTTTTGCCCGTGGCTCATTCATCAGTGCGAGCAGCCAAACCAGCGGGTCGTCGGTTGACGGCAGGCAACTCAGAAACTCGCCATCGGCTTCGTTGACTTCGGCAGCGTCTTCAGCTGGCTCATCCGCCTTCGCTTTTCCTCTACGTTTTTTGGGCTCAGGTTTAACACTGAGCTCTGCCCGGCGAGCCAGGATTGCGGATGCGATCTTTGGATCACTGGCCCAGCGCGAACCAGCGGCAGCAGCCGTCGAGGGCTTGCTGCCCGCGGCTTCGGCCGCTTCTTTGTTTGACGCGCCCCGAGCCTTAGCGTCAACAAACTGTCGCTGTTTGTCTGTTAACACCATTAACAAAAACCTTTAGGGGGGAGAAAAATGTCTACGTGGGGTCGGAGGCGGTCTAGCTAGATGAGAATCCCTAGCTTTTGACCCCCCTACCCCATTTTTACGAGAATCAGTCTCATTACCGCCGATTCGTTCGGTTCAGCACCCTTTGCGAGGCCGTGCGCACCGATCCGGGGCGAAACGTGAATTCCTACAGCCCTCTTCATCAAATTTTTCTTAGAAAAATAAGTTTTTTATGGCGCTATAAGATTCCTGCCGCTTCCTCAGCCTGTTTGACGGAGTCATGGCAGGTCTTGCAGAGGCTTTGCCAGTTGCTCTGATCCCAGAAAAGAACCATGTCGCCGCGGTGAGCAATGATGTGGTCGACCACCTTGGCGGCGGTCGTACGGCCGTTCCGTTCACAGAAAACGCAGAGCGGGTGATCATTGAGGTACTGCTCACGCGCCTTCTGCCATCTGTAGTCGTAACCACGCTGGGAGCTGGTCATCCCGCTACGCCAGCTGCCAGGCGTGACCACCTTGACCCGAGAGCTTGCGCTCTCCTTGATGCGCGGTCCCAGCGTCTTGAGCCTAGCCATCAGCGCACCTCGACCTTGATGCTGCGCTCTATCCAACGAAAGACGCGCTCCATATCCGGCTCTCGACCACTTACGTGGGACGCGACGAGGACGCCGGCAAGGTAGTACTTCAGCCACCAGGCCTTCCGGCAGACGATCGTTGCATACACCTTGGCCATTGCCGGTGGTCCTCATCTCTTGTACCAAGTCAGCTGGTAGCACCGCGCATCACCCGGCACCTCGGCGATCGGCCAGCGCAGGCAGTTCATGTGCTTGCGCTCGGGGCGGGTTCGGCTGGCCCGAAGCGTCTGCACCAGATACGCCGAACCGGCAGCAGTAATGATGAAGTCACCGACCGCGATGCCTTCGGCCCCGTCCACGTACAGTTTGCAGGGCGTGTACGGCGGGCGCTTCATTGCCAAGCTGGCTCGACGGTGACAGCGCCGCGCAGGCGGCGGGTGTAGATCAGCTCACGCTCCGGTCGCTTCACTTTCACGGGGTGAGGTGCGTAGACGCATACCCCGGCAGCGGTATCGCACCAGAGCACGTTGCCGATCTGGTTGCCATTCACGAACACAAGGCGGTTGCCGCGACCGTCGGCTGGACGGTGGAATGTGGAGGGCGCAGGCATACAAGCTCCTCGCGCCACGAAGCGGCGCATGTAGATTTTGTGGCGCGGCATCACGCCTCTCGACGCATGCCGACTTGGCTAGCGATATCGACAGCGCGCTCACGAACCTCCAGCACTTGGCCGTCAAACGTACGGACGATTGCGCAGATGCCGTGCCACTGGCTGCTGGCCCCTGCTTCGGTAACCGAAGCGATAGAGGCCGGGGCCAAGTAAATGGCGTTGCGGTTGATGCCGGTCAACTGGATCATGGCCAAGCCTCCGATTGGGTTCGACTCAAAGCTTCGTCAGCCTTGTCTGCCGCCTGGTTCGCGGTGGTTGCCGCCTTGGAAGCCTTGGTCGCAGCGCTCTCGGCTTTGAGTGTCAATTCGGACAATCGCTTGTCGCGCTCAGCCATCGCGGCGTCATATGCATCTCGGATTTGCTTTACCTGGTTGGCCTGGGCGCTGGTCATGGCCCAATAGGCCGACTGCCAACCCAATACCGCTCCGCCGGCGATCAGCACTAGGGCGATGATCCAGATCTCCGCTCGGCGCCACCAGCGGCGAGCGATAAATTCAAGCGCGCATCTGTCCATCACGCATCACCTCCAAGCTGAGCACGTAGCCGGGCGATCTCGGCGCTCTGGCTCGTCACCTTGTCGGTGAGCTGGGATACCTGCCCGGTGAGCGCTTCGATCTTTCCCTCCATCCGGCCAACCGCGGCGGCGAGTTCATTCCGCTCCTTGGCGAATTGGTCGGCACGGGCCTCTGCAAGTTTGCGGGCCTCGCGCTCGGAATCAAGTAGTTCGTTCAGTCGGCGGACGGTGCCGATATCGGCGTTGTCCATGGCGCGGTCGGCGGCATCCTTCGAGAGAAACTTGCGCAGCCATAAAAAGCCGCCCAGTAAGACGGTGCCCGTTCCGCCCAGCCAGGTGGCTGTGCCTGGGCCGAGGTCGGTCGGGTCCATCCAAGATCTCCAGAAAAGAAAAAGCCCGCACAAGGCGGGCAAGGGGAGCTATGCAAAAAAAGGTTAAATCTGGTGGCTGTAGAAGAGCGAGTACGATTCGATGCCGTCGTTCGGCTGCTTGATACCAGCGTTGGAGTAATGCATTGCTCGGATACCAACCTTCTGCGTGTCGCCGATCTTCAGGCCTGCGCCAATGCGGTCTTCGAAGTTGAAAGACGAACCAAAATTCTGGTCGCCCGCGGAAGTGCCTGAGAACACCGCCACACCGATACCGGCTTCGATGAAGGGCTTAACGTTGCCGTTGCCAAATTCGTAAACGAACACAGGGGAGAAAGACAGCGAATGGGCCCCACCGGAAGCGTCTCCAGCTTCCCAATAGGTGTAGCCAGCGTCCCAATAACCGGTTAGGCGGCCGGTGCTGGTTTCAAACCAGCTCTTTTCCCAGTCAAACCCTACGGCAGCACGAGCGGTCAAACCTCCCTGGCTTGTCGCACCGATCGCACCGGACAGATTAGCGGCCTGTGCGCCGGTTGCCAGGAGGGAGAACACCGCAGCAGCGATGATTTTTTTCATGATCACGGAATCCTGATAGGTTTTTCTTAGCAAGCTATCAGAATCAGAGTGCCATCAAATCGTTCCGCGTGTTTTGAAAAATTCTGAAAAAAGCGAAGCCGCAAGCTGTGGCAGTCTTGAGGCCTTCTTCAGGCAATAAAAAAACCCGGTTTTGGGGGCCGGGTTTCTTTATGTTTTCGCCACAGGCGAAATTATCAAGATGGTGAAATAGTGCCAAAACACTCGCCAAATAGTCAAGCGGCTTTTTCGCGCTCTCTCATGCGGTCTACAACCTGAGCGACGGGCCGCAGCGCCTGCCGGTCCAGCTTGTCGATATGAGAGCCCAACTTTTCCCAAACATCTGCCCAATCACGAGCCCAATGGCTGGGGTCCATTTTCACGCCGGTGCGCTCCTCCACAAAGATGCACACTGCTCCCGGCCCCCACCCTTCTCGGCCATGAACCATCTGCTTGTGCGATTGCAGGGCTGCCATGGCCATCCAATAAGCGCGCTCCTTCTTGCGCCCTGAGAGATCATCCAGCCCACTACCAAGCCACGCCAGGCCATGAGCAATACTCAAATCATTGGCATTGCTGATCGGCGAATACATGAAATTGCCGAAGGTGCGCAGGGACTTGGGTAGCGTATCGATCGCTACCAGCACCATGCCGGCGGCCAGCATGTGTGCACAGCGTGCATCAGTAAGGCGGCGCCCAGATCGAGTTTCGTGCACACCCTCCGTGCGGATTTCGTAGACCTTGGCCACCTCTTTGCCTTCATGGTTTTCCAACATCACCATCACCTTTCTCTCTCCTGGGCCGCCCTTCTTGCCAAGGGCTGCAATTTCCGCTGCGACGGCCAGAGCCGACGGGCGATCTTCGTGCATTGCGTCGTGCCAAGCTTGTCGAGCGCTGATTACTTTCATGGTTCTTCCCCCTCAATCCCCGGTGTAGTTGGTGCCGCCAGCGCCGCGCTGGTTGCTTCCCTGATATGTCGCCTCAGGCCCGGATGCCTGAGGGTTCTTCAACTGCTCGATCTGCCGTGTCGCGGCCTGAAGCTTCAGGCTGAGCTGGGTCACCAGTTCATCTAGGGCCAGAGCCTTGCCAGTTGCAGCCTCTACCCAACCGGAGCCGTTGCAGTGACCGCAGGGCATCTCGTAGAACATGCTCTTTGTGACCGCTCTCCCACGGCACAGAGGGCACTTCTCGAGCTCGATCACGGCCTTCTTGAAGGCTGGGCCGTGGCTCTTCTTCATGCCTTCGAATCCTCGACTTTCTCGCAGCGGAACGTCTTGCTTCCCACATAAAAGCCGCCCAGGCGCTCGCACTCGGTAGCGACCGTGTAATGAGCGCGAACCCATCCGATGTAGTAGGCCAAGAGCAGGCCCGCGGCCTGGTACGCGAATTCAGCAATGCTCATTTCGAATCCTCGCTTATGGTGGATACCGGAAGTCCGTCGAAACCCGCGCGTTCCGCGGCCCGCGAAAGAATCCATGAATCCATTGATCTATCACCGGTCAAGCCGTGAATCGACGCGAAACCCTTCTGATCAAGGTGTGCATGCCACTTCTCCAACGCCTCGCGCTTGCGGGCCATGACGTCGGACTGGATGTACACCTTCACGTTGTGGCCCATGGCGTGGTTGATCAGCAGCTCACCCACCAGGTGGTCAACGCCCAGGTCTGCCCAGCCGGTGCGGGCCAGCTTGCGCAGGTCGTGGCTGGTCCACTCACCCTGTCCCATAACGGTGAACACAGCGGACGCCTTCGCCTCGCTCATGGGTTTGCCCTGTCGACCCGGGAACAGGAACTGGCCGTCATAGCCCTGGTTGCGCTGGATCTCGCGGCAAGCCATCAACAGGAAGCGCACCTGGTCGGTCAGTGGCAGGCGGTGCTGCACGCTGGTCTTGGTGTGCTCGGCGGGAATGAACCACTCCCGTTCGGCCAGGCTGATATGGCTCCAGCGGGCCATACGGGTCTCGCCCAGGCGGGTACCATGGCACAGCATCATCAGGGCCAGCAGGCCATGCTGCGGGTTATGGGCCAGCGTGCTCTTCATGCGATCTAACAGGTCTTCAAGGTGCACGCCACGCAGCCGCGACGGCTTGACCGTGATCTTGGCCTTGGAGAAATCGCCGAAGCGAATGCCTGCCATGGGGTTGCTGCTGATCTTGTCGAGCCTGAAGGCCCGGCGGAAGGACAGGGCCAGCAGTTGGAATACCAGTCGCACATAGTCGATCGACAGGGCCTCTTGCAACGGCCACATCAGCTCGCGGTCGAGCAGCGCCTTGTCGATGTGGGCGAGCGGCGTGTCACCCAGGCGCGGCATCAGGTGCTGCTTGATCGCCGAGGCTGCTGTGCTTTTGCGCTTGGCCGAGATATTACGGTCACGGGACATGCGATCAGCGAACCAGGACAGCAGCTCACCGGTCAGCACCCAACTCGACAGGCTCGACCCCTCACCGGCCTCCAGGCGCAGACGGATGTCCGGAAGTGCCGCGGCTACCTTGGCAGCGCTCAGTTCTGGGTAGGAGCCGATCAGGTTCCACTTGCCCTTGTGGATCAGGTACCAGGACCCGCGCTCACGGGAACGGTGAAACCGGAAATACAGGCCGTGATTGCCCAGGGCGCGCAGGTCGCGCACCTGGCCGGCGGCCTGCCGGCGAATCTCTGCATCGCTGATTTTCACAGCGGCGGTGTTGGTCATGCTGCAACCTCCGTCTTAGGCAGGGCCAGGTACGCCCTCAGGCACTCCATGGCGTCGAAATGCCCCTGACACACAACGGCCAGGTAGCCTTGGTCGTTCAGCCGGCGAATGCACGCTTGCTGCTTGGAAGAGACAGGCGCCGGGTCAACGGTCGCCTTGAATTCGATGTACAGACCGAAGTACCCGCCACGGGCCATGGTCAGCACCAGGTCGGGGATGCCGGCCTTCACACCCTGGGCCTTGAGCTTCAGCGCCACACCCTTGTGCCGGTGACCGCCGTTCGGGACGTGGTAGATCAGCTCGAACACCTCGGGATAACGCAGCTGGATCTCCTCGAGCAGGGCCGCCTGTTCCTGCCCTTCCCTGTCCACGGGCTTGGCGCGGGAAACCTTGGTCTTGTACGAGCGAAGGGCGGGAGCATTCATGCGACCAGAACCCCCTCGCTGATCAGTTGAGCCTGGGTGCGCATCACGCCCTCAGCGTGGTACTGGCGGGCGGTTTCCCGGTCAACGGCACGGCTGCGACCGTCGCAGGCGTCATGGCAGGCGCTACAGGACCAAGCGCCTTGCATGTCGTGTGGCTTTCTCCCGACGCCGCAGGTGCCGGCCAGGCGGTAGTGGGCCAGCACGGTGGTCTCAGGGTTGCCGTTGCACACCCCAGGAATACGAACTTGGCACTCGCGGCCGCGCGCCGCCTTGGTCAGTTTCGATTGCCGCATGGGCTGTCTTCTCCATGAAGATCGATGACGTAGTAGGTGCTCGGCCACAACAGCTTGCCGTGAGCAACGGCGAAAGCCTTGTTGCCGTAGAGCGCAATGGGCGGCGCGGGGGCATCTGACAGCCCAATCAGGTGGTTCTGGCAGTAGAGGGCGTAGCGGTATTCGGCCGGTTCAGGCGGGAGGAGCATGTTCATAGCGCCTCCTTGCCACGGTGGGATTCCCACTCGAAAGGCACCACCACTCCTCCACCCTCGCGCAGCCGGTCGTAGCATCGCTCGCCCATCGCGTGGCGCAGTTGGCTGGTATCCAAGTTGGAAATCACCACCGTCGGGCGCATCTGCTCGTAGCGGCCGTTGATGATCGAAAACAGGGTCGTCAGCTCGAACTCGCTAGGCTGCTCTTTGCTGACGCCAACTTCGTCCAGTACCAGCAGCGAGGGTTCGATGAGGCTGGACAGGATGTCGGCCTCGGACTGCTCGCTGTGGCGGTCGTACGTGGCGCGGATGGATTGCAGGACCGCGCCGACCGTGCGGTAGACGGCCGTGGCCGAGGTACTGCGCATCAGGTCGTTGGCCATTGCCGCGCCGAGGTGGGTCTTGCCGGTACCGACCTTGCCGAGCAGCATCAGGCATCGCCCGGTGCGCTCTATCTCCTCGAACGCGGCGACGTAGCGGGTGCAGTACGCCAAGGCTTTGCGCTGACCTTCGTGCTCGACCCGGTAGTTGGCCAAGGTGCGGTCAGAGAAACGTTTGGGGATCAGGGCAGAACCCAACTTGCGGGCCAT